AAGAACACCGGCAAGGGCAACCTCTTCGTGATCTTCGGCGAACCCGACATCACCCTGCTCGACGCCGGCGAGACCGGCGAGCCCGGACAGATGCGCGTCAAGGTGAACGGCGTGGACGTGTTCCACCCCAACAGCGGCGAGATCCGCAGCGACAGTGCCGATGGCATTGCCTGCTGGTTCATCGACACCGACTACAACGAGGAGAGCTTCTTCGTTCGACACGCCTACTTCCTAGGCGCGAACGACCCCTACAAGGCGTTGAAGACCACCCTGAAGGCGGAGATCGACGCCGATGCCTGGACCAGCCTCAACAGCGACACCTCGCGCCCCTTCGACAAGCCCACCTCCGGGCGCATCGCGGTGAAAGTCATCAATCACCTGGGAGACGAGGTGATGAAGGTTTTCCGGGTGGTGTAGCCTGTGATTCAAGAAGCCAGTTCGATGGCCAAAATCGCATGAAGACGACCTTTTGCCAGCCCCGGTTCACTGGGCAACGGTTCGACGAGCACACACTGCCGGTGGAGGTGGCGCGTGACCTCGCGGCCTACGAGGCATTGGTCATCGATCTGGCGAAGCACCTCTACAAGCTGGAAAACCCCAAACGCGAACGGGCACCCAAAGGCTTTGCGGCCAATTTCAGGCTGGATATTCAGGAGATCGGCGACGGCAGCACCAAGCCGCTGCTGGCGGTGGTGATGTCCGGCATGCTGGCTTTGTCCAACTCGGAGCCCAGCCATTTCGAGCGCGCACGCGATCTGATCGCCGAATGTGTCGCCGCCCCGGAAGGCCGCTTGCCGGAGCATTTCCCGAAGGAACTGCTGAGCCACTTCAACCAGTTTGGCCGGTCTCTGCGCGATGGCGAAGCCCTGGAATTGCCGTTAGCCACCTCCGGCAACGCCGTGCTGACCCCCGAGCGCCGCAAGAAACTAGTGTTGGCCGCCAGCGAGGAATACGAGCGCGAAGTCGAATTGCAGGGCTACATCGGCGAGGTGGATTGGGAGAAGTCCACGTTCCGACTCCGGCTTGCCGACAACAGCACGATGGACGTTCCGTTGCTGCCATCCTTTCATGACGAAGCGCGCGCTTACGGTGGACGCTCGCGTCACTGGGTCATCGTCAAGGGCGTAGGAACCTTCAACGCATGGGATCGTCTAAAGCGCATCCTGTCCGCCGAATCGTCGGAAGTCGTGAAAAACGTCGTGATCGCCAATCGCCTCGATGAACTGGCGCAGCTCGCGCCGGGCTGGTTCGAGGGCGCGGGCTTGGCGCCGGACAAGGATCGGTTGTCGCAGTTTGCCGAGCAGTTGACCGCATCGTATCCCGACGGTCTGGTGCTGCCTGCCATCTTCCCCACGCAGGATGGCAACCTGCTGCTGGAGTGGGATGCGGTCGGCGATCCTTCACTGGATGTGCGGCTCGCCGACTTGTTGGCGAGCTATCACGCCTTCGATGACGACGGCGCTGACATCGAGCGCGACTTCCGCCTGGACGGCGAACAGGGATGGAGCGAATTGCACGCTTTCCTGAGCGCCAACATCAGGAAGCGCCAGGCATGAACGACGACACCCTGCTGCTGCGCCAGGTGCATCCGCAGTTCTTGAAGGACGATCAGCTCACCAGTCAGGCCTTCTTCCCGTTTCCGAAGGACAACGGGCGATTGTCGGTGTACGACGGCGATCAGATCTCGGCGGAAGCGTCATACCGCCACTACACCGAAGCTTTGGGCTTTCAGTCCCAAGGTGTTTGGGCCGTGTCCGGCGCAGAGAGCGCCGGAGTCGGTTTGGCGTATGTCCCCGATCCGCTGACGGAATCGCCCGCGCACGCAGTGATCGACTTTGGCCAGCGACCGGAGAAGGAAAGTCGCAAGCTGGCCAAGCGACTGCGCGACCACGCGGTCCAGCGCGGCTGCCTGCATGCGGCAGGCGACGCAGCCTAGACGATGGACTTCCGCATTGCCGACACCTTCACCGATAGTCTCGCGCGGCTGACCGGCGACGAGCAAAGGGCCGTCAAGAGCACCGCCTTCGACTTGCAGCTCAATCCAGCCAGCCCTGGCATGAGCTTCCACAAGCTCGACCGTGCCAAGGACCCACGTTTCTGGTCAGTACGGGTTGGTACCGACCTCCGGCTGATGGTGCACAAGTCATCGACAAGCCTGCTGCTGTGCTACGTCGATCACCACGACAAGGCCTACGCGTGGGCTGAACGGCGGAAACTGGAAGTACACCCGACCACTGGAGCGGCGCAGTTCGTGGAGGTGCGTGAGCGCGTGGAGGAAATCCGCGTGCGGAAAGTGGTCGAGGTGGAAGCGCCGACGCCGCTACGCGCCGAATCCGCCAAGCGCACACCCAAGCCCCTGCTGTTCGCCCATACGCCAGAGCAGTTGCTGCTCGGTTTCGGTGTTCCGGCGGAATGGTTGGACGAAGTGCGCGGCGCGGACGAGGATTCGCTGCTCGATCTGGTCGACCATCTTCCCGCCGAGGCCGGCGAAGCCCTGCTGGAACTGGCGACCGGCGGCACGCCGAAGGTGGCACAGGTGGCGGTGGCCCCGAATGCCGATCCCTTCGAGCACCCCGACGCGCTGCGCCGCTTCCGTGTGGTTGCAAACGTGGAGGAACTGGAGCGCGCCTTCGAGGCGCCGTGGGAGAAGTGGACGATCTTCCTGCACCCGGATCAGCGTCAGTTCGTCCAGCGCGACTACAACGGCCCGGCGCGCGTTTCCGGCTCGGCGGGCACCGGCAAGACCATCGTGGCCCTGCATCGTGCGGCCCACCTGGCGCGCGCAAATGTCGATGCACGGGTGCTGTTGACGACGTTTTCTGAAGGTCTTGCAACCGCACTGCGCGCGAAGCTGCGACACCTGATCAGCTCGGAGCCAAGGCTGGGCGAGCGCATCGAAGTCGCCGCGCTGGATGCCGTGGGCCTGCGGCTTTATGAGTCCAGTTTCGGCAGGGCTCGAATCGCGACCGTCGCCGATGTGAAGGCGCGACTGGCGAAGCATCGCGCGGGGGCATCCAGTTCGCGTTTCGGCGAGACGTTTCTGTTAGGCGAGTGGCAGCAGGTCGTCGATGCGTGGCAGTTGGAGACGTGGGAGGACTACCGAGACGTCAAGCGGCTGGGGCGCAAGACCCGATTGTCTGACGCACAGCGATCGACGTTGTGGTCGGTGTTCGACGCAGTCCGTCAGGAGCTGAAGGCCGAAGGACTGGTCTCGATGGCAGGCGTCTTCACGCGGCTGGCGAGCGAAATACCCAAGCGCAAGCATCCGCCGTTCGAGCATGTGGTGCTGGATGAGGCGCAAGACGTGTCGGTGGCCCAGTTGAAGTTTCTGGCCGCCCTGGGCGGCGCGCGCCCGAATGCGTTGTTCTTCGCAGGCGACCTGGGCCAGAGAATTTTCCAGACAGCGTTCTCGTGGAAGTCTCTCGGAGTGGATGTGCGCGGACGGTCCAGATCCCTAACCGTCAACTACCGCACTTCGCATCAGATTCGTGCGCAGGCGGACCGGCTGCTCGGTGAAGAGATCGCCGATGTGGATGGCAACACCGAGTCCCGCAAGGGCACGGTGTCAGTGTTCAACGGCCCCGCGCCCACCGTCCGCGAGTTCAAATCGCATTCGCTGGAGATCGAAGGTGTCGGCGACTGGCTCAGGGCTCAAACCGAGGGCCGACTGGCCCCGCATGAAATCGGCGTGTTCGTTCGCAGCGCCGCTGAACTGGATCGCGCCGAACAGGCGCTGCAACGCGCGGGGTTGCCCTTCGTCGTGCTGGACGAAAAACTGCAATCGGTGACCGGGAAGGCATCTGTCGCCACCATGCACTTCGCGAAGGGCCTGGAGTTCCGCGCTGTGGCGGTCATTGCCTGCGACGACGAGGTCATCCCGCTGCAATCCCGCATCGAGGGCGTGAGCGACGAGAGCGATCTCGACGAGGTCTACGCCACGGAGCGGCATCTGCTCTATGTGGCTTGTACGCGGGCACGCGAGTTTTTGCATGTGTCCGGCGTCTCGCCAGCGTCAGAGTTCCTGGGGGACTTGAAGTCGTAGTGCACCACAAACTGGCGCTCGACAAGTGTCGATTACTGAGTGGTGGACGCCATCTCCCTGACCCACGTTTGCAGCGCCCTCAGTTGCTCCGCCGTTTCTCGGCAGGTCTGATAGTTGGTGGCAACAGTCCCGGCGACGGCAGAGAGCGCAATGCCTGCGGCGGCCGCATCAGTATCTCGGGCGGGCTTGGGCAGTTCACCAGCGGCGGCAGCGTCGTGCAGGCGCACAAAGCCACGGTTGATAGTGCAAGCAGCATCGGCTTGGACGGGCACATAGACGGGTACCTCCTTGATGATGGTGTCGCCCTTTTCGCGAACGACACGAACGCGGTCGACGTATTGGGTGACGACCTCGACGGTGGCTTGCGCCTGCTCCTCGCCGACAGTGGCGACCTGCAGAGCTTGTTGCTGGACGGCGGTATCCCACTGCGCTTGAACGTGGCCCGCGCCCTTGACCCAGCCGAAGCCGACCAAGGCGAGGCCGAGCGCCGCCAAGGCCAGCAGCCGGTACGGCCACGGAATCACGCTCACAATGCCTCCCCGATGCACTTCCGATATTCGGCCTCACGCCGTTTGGCCAGTCCGCCGCACAGCCGCGCATTGGCGGGCAGCGCGCAGTCCTTGCCTTGGAAAAATCGCCAGCGCAGCAACTCGGAACACGCCCCGGCGTAGTCCTCGGCGTTGAGTTTCTTCACCAGCGTGGACTGGCAGAACGCATGGCTGCCGACGTTGTAAGAAAAGCTCACCAGCGCGTCGTACTCGTGCTGGGCCAGCGGCACGGTCACGCATTGCTTGAGCGAGCCCTCGAACTGCTGCACATCGGCTAGCGCCCGAGCCAGCGCCTTCGGCGGCGTGGTGGTGTCGCCAAGCTTCACCCCCGTGGTGGCGCCGAAGCCAATGGTCGGCACATCGCCTTTGACCGGGATAACCGCGCGGTCGGTATAGCCCTCGTGGAGCAAGATGCCGACCAGGGCGGCGGCGGACAGGCTAAGACCGGCCACCGTCCTGCGCACCGCTGCAGTTGGCGGCGGGATCATCGGTACATCCCCGGCTGCGCCACAATGCGGGCAACCGTCGCGCCGATGCTGCAAGCAAAGGCCAACAGCACGAACGCGCCGCGCGGCAGCACGTCGCCGAACAGTGGTACCACCACTTCCGCCGCCGTGAGGACAGCCGCCATAAGCGAGAGTCGGATGCTCCAGGCACGGCGCAGAACCTGCCGCCAGTCGTCGAGCAGGCAGAGCTTGGGTTTCATTGCGAGCCTCCCAACAGCTTGAGCTTGATGGCGGCACCGACCAGCAGCGCGGCCAGGATGCCGGTGGTGATGACCTTCACCGTGGTTTGCCACGCTGTGCGACGGGCATCGCGCCACGCTTCCAGGAGATCGCGCAGTTCGCGGATGTCCTTCGCCGCGTGTCCGTTTTCCAGCCCAAGATGGGCGAGGCAACGCTCGGCGCCCCGTTGGGCAGCGATGTTCAGCAGCTCATCAAAGTCCTCGTGCCGCAGCAGCAGCGTGGGTTCGATGGGCGGTACATCAGTTTCTTCGGTCATCGTCGGTCTCCAGAAATGACGAAACCCGCCCAGCGGGAGCCGGAGCGGGTTTCAGGGGTGAAGTGGAAGGGGTGCGGCTTAGATGTCGATGACTTCCAGCGGCAGAGACGGCGCATCGCCTTCGATGACGCCATCACGGACGAATACGGTCTGGCCCAGGCTGGCTTCGCCACGTCCGTGGACCAGCCCGCCGCCCGGCAACGCGATCACGGCGCGGCTCGCGCCAACTTCGATCACGATGCCGGCTTGCAGCGGTGGATCAGGCAACAGCTGTCGGAACTGCCGGTAGATGTTATGCACGGCATTCCACCCCGAGGGTTTGCCAGACTTCCGGGAACCCCGCCTCGATCCGCGTGGAACGCACCAGACCGAGCCGCGACACGCTCCCGTCCTGGTACTCGACAAAGGTGCCCGGCTCGACGATGCCGGTTTCCGGCAGTACGGGCAGACGCAGGCCCACTTCGAACTGCTGACCCGTGTCGGCCAGGATCGCAGTGCCGCGCTGGCGTGCCGCGGCGGCCTCGGTGATCAACGCGTCGACCACCATCGGTGCGATCACGTTTCCTGCCGTACCGGTGCGCGTGACCTGGCCGAGCACACCGGCGCTCTGGCCAGATACGAACACCCGGTTGTAGGCGGGCTTTTCGAGCCAGCGCAGGGATTCGCGCGAGACCGCATCGACCGGCAGGATCAGATCAGGGGTCACGGCATGCCAGTCCCAGGGCGCCACCGGGTATCGATGGCGCACCCGCAGGATCGCCTCGGACGGATGCGGCAGCAGATAGCCACCGGGCGCCTCAGCAATGGCGGCCAGCGCATCGATCCAGGTGCCTTGGTGGGCGAACACGCCTGCCGGCACATTCCAGTCCGGCAGGCCCCAGTCGATGCTCCAGCCCAGCGGCACACCGTTGATGGTGAGTACGTCATCCATCAACTGCCGTGCGGTTCGCGGCTGTGAATTGGCGAACGACATCACCGGCGCGTAGGGCGCGGACAACACCGCCGTGCGCCCGCGCCCGGACAGACGAAGGCTGGCCTCGCCGAAGCTGCGCTCACGGGTCAGGTTCTCGGCCAGCACGCGAAAATCGGTGCCGTTGATGTGAGCGACCAGTTCCACCGGAGGCGCCCCATCTGCCGGGGCGATCAAGGCCTCGGCAATGGCAGGCAGCGTGGCCTCGAAGCCCCAAGCCCAGGAGTCGACGTCGAGACTCAGCGACAGCGAGATCACCGGAGCCGGCACGCCATCCGGCCATCGATGCAGCGTCACGTGGTTCAGCACGACATAGACCCCTCGGATCGGAACGACGACCGGGCCGCCTTGGCCGGGCCCAGGGTGGTTTTCGCAGACGAAGACCAGATGGCCCTGCGTCGTCGCCATTTCGGCAAACAGCAGGTTCGGATTCGGCGTGTAGCAGGGAACGAACGGTGGATCGGGGTCATCCGGGCGTACTGGAGGGCGCCCTGGCGGCGGCCGCATCGCGTTCTGCCAGCGCGCGGCCATCCAGCGGCGCATGGTTGTGGCGACCTGGATCGCTTCGAAGAAGCGCAGGCTTGGGTGAGCCTGGGCCACGTCGAAGCGACAGCTTATGGGCGGACGACGATCTCGCAGGCCGTCCTCATGGCGCACGCGACGTTCCAGCACGTCCATGCGGGCGGCATTCGCATAGGCCACCGGGCCTGCCGTTCGCAGGTGGAGCGATTCGCTATGCGGAACCCGGAGCGCACCCGGCGATTGCGGAACCGCGCCGTGAAACCGCGCCGTCGCCGACACCGGTGCGCGCATCAACGTCGCCGCGCGCCGCGTGGTTACGTTGGCGTCGTGCGATTGCCCTGTTCGCCAGGACGTCCGCGCCTGCGACGGGTGGCGGGCCGTGGATGCGGTGCGATGCTCGGCCCCGTCCTCGAACCCGCGACCGCGTTGCCAAGCCGACCTGTTGCTGCCCACCAGCGGACGTGCGGCCCGAGACTGGTATCGCCCCTCGACCAGCATCTCCAACGCCGGGAACATGGCGACCAACGTCGCTGACGCATTCGGGATGACCAGTGCTTCGAAGCGCAGCGCCGGCAGTGTGCTGACCAACTGCGCATCGAGTGGTGGCGCCGACCCGGTCGGATCGCCACCGAACACCAGGTGAGCGCTGCCCGGTGGATGGGCGAAGCGCAGATCGACAGCCGCCATCGGCGATCACCCCAGCAGTCCCGTCAGGATGCGGGTGTAGCCGCCCGCGTACAGTGTGGTCGTGGGCAGGCGCAGTTCGCCGGGGCCCTCCAGATCGGACGCATCGCAATCCCACGCCAGCGTGCCCTGCCCGTTGACGATGCGCGCCCACGTGGCCTCTCCGGTGGTCAGGATCAGCGCTTCGTTGCTTGGTGCCACTTCGAGCAAGCCATCAGCGACGCTGCCCAGCGGTTCGGCGAGCACGATGGAGGCCAGCAGCGGCCCTTGCGGCGGCGCGCCAAAACTCGGGCGCGGCCCGGCGTAAAGATGAGCGCGGGCTTGCTCGGTGCCGAGCGCCAGGAAAGTGATGACGCTTTGCAGCCGGTAGTCGTTGAGTGGGTCCGAGATCTGGATCACGGCGGCGCAGCCTGCATCGGCTCAGCGCGCAGGTTGTCGGCGATGACCGCTCGGAAGTTGTGCCTGTAGTCGTAGCCAATCACGACGTAGCGCGGTACCGGACTGATCTTCTCGAAGCAGTAGCCACCGCTGACAGGATCGCTCCAGGTCTCGCGCACGACGGCGTAGGTGCGCTCGTCGAACAACAGCACTCGGCGTGCTACTGGCCGGTCATCCGGAACGCCCTTTTCCTTCACCGTACCGGTGATGTGGTGATCGCCGGCGTAGTAGTGATTGCGCGTGCCAGCGAGGCGATGGAGGGCACGGTGGGAGAACCGCTGCAGCGCCGCAAGGTCCGGTACCGGATGTGTGCGGCCCAGTCGCATGGGCAGCGCTTGGTACTGCGCGGGTGGTGCCTCGGGTAGCGCGCTCGGCACGCCGCCGGACACGCGATGCACACGCAGGGTCAGGCCGTAGCCGTAGATGCTCGGCCGGAAGCTCGCGTAGTGCCGCTTGTAGTCTTCCCACACGACGTCGCCGTTTTCGCTGAGGCGGTACCGCCAGACGCCGTCGACGCCGCGCTTCACGTCGATGCGCAGCGTGCGGCGAGCACCGGTCACTGCCCATGGTGCGGGCGCGTGCGCAGTCAGTTCGGACTGATTGCCATGAGCATCCCATAAGCTGTGATGCCACTGCTGCTGCCAAACGGTCAGGCGGTGGCCCTCGTAGGTTCCCGACCCAGTCCATAGCCAGAAGCCGAAACAGGTCGAACTGTAGGTCAAGGCCCTTACTTCGGCGTCGATCTCAAACCAGAAGTTATCCGCGACCTCGGCCGCATCGATCCGCCAGAAGTTCTGCGCCTGCGTGAGCACCAGATCGACTGCGTGCGCACCTGCGTTCCAGGTCGCGGTGATGCCGCCGGCCCCGCCATTGCTGGCAAAGCCCGCAGGAATGCCGGCGTCGAAGCTCTCGTCCAGGGGATAAGCCACCGATCAGGGCCTCCACGGCCCCGTGATGTCGAACGCGAACCCGCTGGTGTTGCCCTCGTGGGCGTAGTCCAGCGTCACAATCAGGAACTTGCGCCCGGGGTAACCCAGGACCTGGTCGATCAGCGTCATGTGCTCGTACGGCTGGTTCTGATGAATCCAGTACATGCCCGGAAGCATCCCGCGCATGTGGCCCGTGGTTTCGCGCAGGTAGATCGGGTGCAGGATCAGACCGTAGTCGGGACCGTTCGGGAACGGGATGTGACCTGAGCGCCCGGAGATGTTCTGGTTGTTGCCGTCGTTCAACGAGAACAGGCCCATGCGAACGTTGCCGCCGACCTGGGTGTACTCGCGCATGCAGACCTTGCCGGTGGTCTCCAGCGAGTGCGTTGAATAGGATTCCTGGTTCGGATAGCTGTAGGGCCAGGCACTGACGCTGTGGTAGCGATCCGATGCGGTCAGGAAGGACGCGTAGTTGTCCCCCGGCTTGTAGCTGTCGAAGTCGGTGAATGTGTAGAGCACCCGGCGATCACCACCCCAGCCGGAAGCGCACGCCAGGAAGAACCCGCGGTCATCGCCTACCAGCACCCAACTCCTAGCATCGGCGCCATTGTCGCCATAGGTCTCGGCGGTGTTGTTGCGAGCGAAGTACCACTTGAACCAACCTGAGTACATCGACGTGCCGCTGCCCGATGGCAGTTCGTTGGCATTCGGGTTCGCCGGATCGAATGGTGCGCGCGCGCCGACGAAGGTATCGACGTCAACCATGTCCTCGGCCAGCGTCACGCGCGCAAACTTCGCCCAGGTGGTCGTGTAACCCTCCGGCAAGCTGTCATCGACCCGCAGGAACGGTCGGTTGGAGAGCGGATTGGGGCTGCGAAAGGTGCGCTTGTTCTCGCCCGTGAAGGCGATCTCCAATCCCAGCGGCGCGATCTTGGCGGTGATCCCGAGTACCGTGGTCGCGGGCGATGCGGGCTCGCCCGAAACGCTGAAACTGATGCTATTTGCGGTGATGGCGGTGATCGTGAACTCGCCGTTGTACGCCGGCTCCTCGCAGCCCTCGATGCGCACCACCTGGTCGACCAGGAAACCATGACCCGAACTCATCGTCGCGGTCGCGGTGGCGTCGTTGCGGGTCAGCGCGAGCACGGGTTTGAGGTTGAAGCCGTTGACGAGCAGTGCGTCGAGCATCGCCGTCAGGCTGCCCCAGTTGTTGGTCAGCACCGGCGCGCCGACCATGTTGCTGTGCATCCATTTGACCTTGTTGCTCACGAATTAAGCTCCTGGGAATCAGTTGGCGTCACGGGCGATCCACGTCGCCGCGCACCAGCAAGGTGAAGGAATCGCGGGTGACGGTTTCGGGGCCCTGCTGGATCGTTCGCACGACCCACACCGGGAACAGCGCGCCAATGGTGTTGAAGCGCAGCACATTGCCCGCCGCCCAGCCCGAGCCCCAGCCGAGGGCGCGCAGCGTGAAGTAGGGCTTCGCTGTCGCTGGATTGATCGGCGCCAGATCGTTGGCCGTCGTGCCGGTGGCGATGACGCCCACGTGTTCGCCGATGACCTGAAATGCCGTGGTGTTGGTGAACTGGACGGCCCAGCGTTCGGTGATGGCGCCGGCGTTCGTCACCGTGATCGGCGCCAGCACGTCGTTGAACGTGGCCGTGGCCGCATTGCCGGTGAGGGCGTCGGTGAACGCGCCGTTCCAAGTCGCCTGATCGAACAGTGTCGACACGTAGGCGCGCAGATCGCCCGCCACCAGCGCCGAGGAAATGCGGGAACCGGTCGGATAGTCGTGCGTGATTTGTCGGGTGAACGCCAGGCGCCCGGAAATCTGCACGTCGGACACTTGCGCCATGTCCTCGATGCGGTGCTCCACCGTGACCGGCTGGGCGAGTCCCGTGACGCTCGTGAACGTCACCAGCCCTGCTTCCAGGTCGACCGAGTATCCGGCGGTGATGACCACGCCGTTGGCATCGAGCACGCGAACGCGCGAGAGGCGCACCCGGTCGCAGTCGATGATCTGGCCGGCGCTCGCGGTGAACGGGCCGACCGTCTCGGTATGGCCGATCACCGCGAAATCGCCCATCCGAAAGATCGGCACGCGCCCGTCCTGGGGCAAGCGGACGGGATCAAGACCGATCAGATCGGCATCGAGCGGCAGGTAGGAGTACGCGACCGCGTTGTACTTGATGGTGTCGGCAAACACCGGCGCCGGTTTGAACACCTTGGCCACGCCATCCAGCATCACGACCGCATCGGGATCGAACCAGATCTCGTCCTCGTTGCCAGCCGCGATCACCCAGGATCCGAACCGCGCGCGCACGACGCCGGTCTCGTAGTCGATGGCGCCGGTAATGCCCGCGCCAGCGATGATGCCGTGGTTGTCGGCACTGACATTGATGGTGCCGCCGGTCAGCCGCGTGGCCAGCAGCTGCAGGCTCGACGGTCGCACGGGCGAAGCCGGAATGCGGAAGGTGACCTCGTCGACCGGCGTGCCGTCGAGACTGGTCAGCAGCGAACGCAGCGCGACTGTGGGGCTCTGGGCAGGTACCCAGGCGGTGAGCGTCACGGCACCGGTGGCGTAGTTGATTGCGCCCGCCAGTGTCGCCGCGCCGTTGACCGGGTTCAGGTCGTAGTAGAGGCTGCCGAGGCGGTCGAAGTAAGTCTTGCCGCCCAGCGTGAATCCGACACTGCCGGGCACGATGGGTTCGGCGAAGCTCGGGGTGAGATCGAGCGCCAGGCCGTTGGCGGTGAACGGTTGGGTGACGCTGTTCGAGGTGCCTGCCGCGCGGTAGCGCACCTTGGCCCAGGCGGAGTCGTCGATGGGCATGGCCGCGCCCGCGGTGATGTACTCCCAGTGTGAGAACACGTTGCGATAGACCGGGACGAGGGTGCCATCGGCGATGCGCGTCATTCCGATCTGCGTCACCAAGTAGCGCGCGACCGGAATGCGCACGGTGGTGTCGGGCAGGAAGCGGACGACGCCGGTGGCGTAGTTCACCGTGCCGTAGATGAAGCCCTGCGTGTCCCTGAGGTTGCCGTTGCGGTCGTCGCGGACGATCTTGATCGGATCGACCGGGCGTACCAGCTGCAGCTCGGCCGGCGTGGTCGAGATGTAGTCGAAGGTTTCGATCAGGAGGTTCCACTCCAGTTCGACCGTGCCCGGGATCAGGCCGTCGAATTCCACTTCGACGTCGACGCGACCTGTGCCATCGCGCATCGGTGCGTGGAACTCTTCCTCGGTCGGCGGACCCCAGGTGTAAGCGACGTTGTAAGTCTGACCACCGGCCGGTAGCGCGGCCGGCGTCAGTTGGATCAAGCCGGACTGATAGTGGATGGTGCCGGTCGCCGCGCCGGTGATGCGTCCTGCGCCATCGTCGGTGGCGGTGCGCGGCGCGCCGTCATTCCAGGTGATGGTCACGGACTGCGGCGTGATGCCGGCCTGTGCCAGTTGCAGCGTCACTGCCGGTGGCGCGACGGTCTGGTCGGATCGGTTGAAGTAGTTCGCCTTGCCGCCCCACGCGTAGACGATCTCACTGCCCACATCGGGCAGCGCACCCACGGTCACGGCGACCGTGCCGGAGCTGTAGTTCACGGTGCCGACGCCGTACTCCGGGCTGCTCCCCTTGAGCACGCCCGCGCCGTTGTCGCGCAGGTCGTACCACTTGCCCTGGGCGCGATAGCTCACCTGCAAAGTGCCTGGCGCAGGGCTCGGCAGGATCGTCAGCACGTAGTTGTAGGCGCGGTTCTCGATGTCCACGCGCACGCCTGCGGTATCGGCAACCCGGATCGGCGCGGCAGCCGGCCGGAAGGTGATGGTCTTGGCGCCGCTGTAGTTCGGCGCGCTGGTGGCCATCGCCACCTGGCCGCGCGCGTAGTTCACCGTACCGATCACCGTGGCGCCGGCCATCAACTGGCCGCCGTTGTCGGTCAACGTCGCGCCGCTGACGCTGATCGACAGGGTTCCGGGTTGGATCGCATTGCCGACCGACAGGATCGTCGCGGCGCTGAACGCGACCGAGGTCGTGTAGCTCACCGTGCCGTTCGCCGACTCGACCAGGGCTTCGGAGGTGCCGCCCGCGGTCAGGTCGAGCAGCGGCGTCTCGGTCTGCGCCGAGGGCACCAGTTGGGTGAAGATGCTGGTGACGCTGGCGGCCACATCGCCGATGGCGATCGGCTGGGTGGTCTTGACCACGCCGCAATACTTGGCGGCATCGGCGACGACGGTGTCGCGCGTTTTGGTCTTGCCCGCCACCATCGTGAACAGGCGGTCCGGCGGGGAGCCGGGGAAGTCGAAGCGCAGCGCGTCCGACAGATCACAGGTGACGACCACCGCCTCGTAGTCGACGATGCCACTGCCTGAGCCATAGCTGAAAGTTCGAGTTTCAGACGCGACGCGGGTGACCCGGATGTACTGCGCATACTCGTTCGCCAGTCCCTCGTTGGCGACCAGGTACAGGGTCTTGCCAATGGCCGGCAACTCGGCGCCGACACGCTGGAACAACTGGATGCTGCGCTGGCCGGTGATGTGGTTCTCCAGCAGATAGCCGTTCCACAGCGAGCCCTTGTTGAGATAGGCCTCGATCCGGTCGCGCGCATTGGTGCGCCGGTCGAACACTTCGTCGGTGGAGAAGATCGTGACCGCGACGCGTGGATCGCTTGGCGCTTCGGCGACGATGACGTTGCCGCCGAGATAAGTGTCGGTGGTGTTGGTTTGGATGCTGGCGAACACCTTGCGCAGGTTCACCCGGCCACCGGCGCGATCCATTTCCGAGATGTCGTTGAACAGCGAGTTGCTGGCGCCATCGACGATGACGGTCGAGGTGGGTGCGCCGCCGCCTTCGGCGACGTCGTCCATGACCTGGCTGGCAACGAGCTTCACGTCGCCTACGAGAATCGGCATGAGGATCCTGTGGGTGTCAGAGCTGCAGGAAGCGCAGCGTCAATCGGTAGCGGTCCGCGTCGGATCGCGCCGGGAAACCCAGTACGGGTTCGGCTTCCACGCAAACGTCGGCGTGGCGGAATGCCACCTCGAACGTGCGGTCATCGGCCAACCGCAACTCGAATCGCCCATCGTCGAGCGTCAGGGGCAACGCCGCCCAGTCATGCAGCGTGGCCACGGTGGCGCGCGTGACCCAAGCCATGTCGCTGGGACCGACCAGCGTGATCGGCCGCCCGGCTTGCCGTGTCGCCGACTGCACCAGCAACGCGCCGGTGATCAGATAGCTAGTCGACGCCACCGCCGGCGTCCACGCGTGCTCATCGGCCCACAGCAGATCGTCCGGCAGAGTCAGTGTCTGGCCGGATGAGAGTTGGCGCAGTTCCATGGGTCAGCTTCGGGCTTGCGCTTCGCGCAGCAGGTCCAGCAATCGCGACTCGTCGCGCGCGGGGATCGTCGCGCTCACCATCCGTGCTCCGCTCGCCAATTCGACACGTATGGTCTTGCTGGGCGGCGGCGTATCGTTCCAGTCGAGCCGCGGTGAACGCCGCAGGCGCGAACTCGGTGCTGCCAGATCGTCGAAATCGGTCGGCATGCTGCGCAATGTGGTGGCCACCCGCGCCGATGCGTCCGGACTCACCAGACCCCCGCGCGCGAAGCCCTGAATCTTGGTGGCAATCTCGCGGGCCGGGGCCTTCATCGCGTTGATCGCGGCGAAGAACCCGGCGCCCAGTCGTTTGACGGACTCACGGCTGACCACGTACTCCCCGGGCGTCAGCATGGCCGGCACCGTATCTGACTTGGCCAGGCCGCCACGAGCGAAGTACATCTGCCGCTCGGTCTCGCGCTCGATGTACTCGATCAACTGCCGCTCGAGGTCCACGCCGGCAAGCTGGCCCTGCGCCATCGCCGTGCGCCAACGACCCTTGATCGTGTCGACCGAGCCTGACTCCAAGCTGGTCAACTTGCGGACTTTCAGCAGACGCTGGAGATATTCGCGGTCCTGGAATGCCTGGATGTCGATCGGATCGGTTTTGAGGTTCTGGCTGCCGATCGGGATCATCCGCGTCACGCGCTCCATGTACGCCCGGCCCAACCTTGCGCCCTGCAGGCCGAGCTCAATCAGCTTGAGCGCCTCGGAGACATCGCGATTGACCTTCTGCGTCGCTGGCACCGGCTTGGTTTTCGGTGGCGTGGCGCCCGGCGAGCCGCTTGCACTGGCGGGACTCGAGGACAAGGTTCCCGGCGAACTGCCCGGCACCAAGCCACCTGTCGCAAAACGCGCAACGCCAGCCAGCTTGCGCAGCGTGGCGGCGCCGTACTTGCGCACGGCGGCCTTGCGGATCACGAACGCGCCGGCCTCCAGTGTTCGCGGCACGGTGTCGCCATCGCCTGACCCGGGAACCACGCCAGACTTCATGCGCGAGAAGGACAGTACGGAGCCACCCTTCGCGTAGCCGCGGGGAGCCGTCATTCCGGACCCAACCAAACCACCCGCGGCATTCTGTTCGACCCGTTTCACGTAGATGGTATGCGTCGAACTGGTGTTCACGCCGTCGAGCGACTGGATCTCCCTCCGGGCTTGGTTGGCGTTGGTGCTGATCGCGTGTTGTGACTCGGTGCGAATCTGATCCAGGGCGCGGATCTGGCTGTCGACCAGGCGTAGCGAGGTTTGCGCCTTCTCGGTGGCGACCTTCAGGTCGATCTGACCGGTGCGATCGGCATAGGTCTGCAGCGTTTCCAGCGCCGACTTGGCGCGACTGATATCGGCGTTGACCAGCAGCGTCTTCCCGTCCTTCAGCTGCGTCTCCAGATCGCGCAGTTGCGCATGGGCGGCCCTGAGGTCGGCGTCGATGCGCACCAGGTACGCCTTCTCGCGCATGGCTTCTTCGAGTTGGCGCAGTGCGGTGTCGAGCTTGCTGCTGTCGACATCGATGGCGAACTTCAGCCCGGTCTCCAGTTGCGACTTGATCTGTTCGATCTGCGCCTGCGTGCCACGTAGCGCGGCCTCGATCTGGCCGCGAGCGGACGTCGCCTCGCTGGCCGCCTTCTGATGCGCACGACCTTCGCCTTCGAGCGCCTGGATCGCCAGTTGTTCGCTCTCGCGCATCGCATCGATGGCGGTCTTCACCGCCTGTTTCTGGGTGACGACGGTCGCATCGCCATCCTTGACTGCCTTGGCGGTCTGCGCGGCCAGATCCTGGGCCTGCTTGGCGTACTGAATCGCCTGCTCGAACTCGCCCTCGGAGATCGCGGCGCGCGCTTTGCGCTGCAACTCAGCGACCTGGGTCAGCTTGTCCTGATAGGCCTGGTACTCGCCCATCGTCGAGCGCTGCAACTCGCGGATTCGGTCCTCGGTGGTTTGCGACAGCGCACGCTTCTCGTCTTCGATGCGCCGAATCTCCGCCAGATGGCGATTGGCTTCGGCATTGAGCGCGTCGACATGGCGCACATAGTCGGCCGCCGCTTGGGCCAGCGCCTGCTGCGTGGCGGCCAGGATCTCGTTGTCGACGCGCAAGGTCGCAGCGCGGCGCGCTTCGTCGGTCTCCGCTTGGCCTTGCGCGGCGACCCTGCGTGCCTGGCCCTCCTGTTCGATCAAGCGCAGCGTCTCGGCGAGCGCCTGCGTGCGCAGATCCGATTGTTGCTGCACCGAGTCCACCAACAACTGCGTGGTCTGCTTGATCAGTTTCGCTTCCGAAGCATTCGACTGCTCCAGCAGGACCTGTTTCTGCGCGTAGTGGGCTTGGGTGCTGACCAACTGCTGCTGCAGGGTCGCGTCGACGATACCGGTCAGGCCCTGATAGGCCTCGGTGATGCCTGAGATCGCCTGTGTCGCCCCTTGCTGCGCCGCGGTCACCACCTGCTCAATCGCAGTGATCTGACTCTTGAGCTTGTTGAGGGTGGCATCGATGGCTTCGATGCCGCGCCCCGCTGCTTCTTGCGTTCCCTGGCGCACAGCTTCCAAACGCCGAGCCATTTCCTCGGCACTGGCGGCCGCCGTGGTCGCCGCTTGCTGCGCGGCCCGCCCTGCTTCGGACGCATCGACGTACATCTCGCCGAAGATCGCGTTCATCTGCCGCAGTCGCTCTTCGTGGCGCTGTGTGGCCGCCGCGATGGTGTCGCTGGTGAAGATCGCCGCAAAGCGCTCCCAAGAGAACTTCAGGGTCTCCAGGCCGTTTTCCAGCACCTGGACCATGCCGATACCGGCCTTGCGCACGACCTCAAACTTCTCGGACAACCAGGTGCCGATCTCCCAGCCGACCACCGCGGAAGCCAGCACGGCGAATGCCGTCTTCAGCAAGCCCGCGGTCGCCACGGCCGCGGACATCGACAGGTTGGCGGTGGCCCACGCCGCCGAGGTCGAGGCCGCGGCCGTCACCGCCGCCGTGCCGGCCAGTTGCCAGGCGGTGATCAGTGCCGGAATCAGGCGGTAGATCAGCACCGCCAATCCCACCTCGGCAATGAGCTTGAGCCAACTCATCACCGTCTCGAAGTTGCGCGCAAGCCAGTCGAGCGCCGTTGCCAACCTCTGCGTGATGCCGGTCGACTCGTCGACCTTGGCGATCCACTGCGCAAACGCATTCTTGAGCCGCTCGAACGCGGTGCCGACCGTCACCGGTAGCTGCGCGTATTCCGCGGCGAGCTTGTCCTTCTGCGACATCAGCGCGTTGACGACGACATCCGCGGTCAGTTGCCCTTGCTCGGCCAGCTTGCGCAGGCGACCGATCGGCACGTTCAACCCATCGGCGAGCGCCTGCGCCAGTCGTGGCGAGTTCTCGACCACCGAGTTGAACTCTTCGCCGCGCAGCACACCCGACGCCAGCGCCTGCCCAAACTGCAGCAACGACGACTGCGCCTCCGACGCCGAGGCGCCTGAGATCTTGAGCGCTTGGCTGATCGACTCGGTCAGCGACAGCGCCGTCTTCTGCTCACCACCCAGTTGTCGAATGGCTTGCTGCAGCTTGCCGTACAGCGTCGACACCTCCGCCAGCGGCACACCGATCCGCTGCGCGATGGCGAAGAGTTCGCTCTGCGCGATCACAAACTCGCGCTGGCCCGCGGTCGCGAGCTTAAGGCGCGCCACCATCAGGTTCCACTGGTCGGCAACCTGTACCAGTTGCGTGACCTGCTGCGTCGCCCAGGACACGCCGACGAACGCCAGCAACTGCGTCCGCGCCCGAGTCAGCTGATCGCCGAGCGCCGCCGTTCCCGCCTTGAGCTCCGCCATTCCCTGCGCAGCCTTCGCGCCCGCCGTCTTCGCGGTCGCCGACATCTCGTTGAACGAGCGCTCGGCCGAAGAAATCGCGCGTTTGAGACCCTCATCCGCGCCCTCCAGGGCTACGAGGAGGGAGATGCGGTTGGCCATGAGCTAGTCGGCTTGGGAGGAACGCTGGGTATCGGCGTGAATGGGTGTAAACGGGTCTTTTATTGGATCTTCGGCGACGTCTCGTAACTTCGATTGCACCTTGCCCTTGCTTTTGTGCAACCATTGCACAACACTAGAGGCATGCCAACGATCCATCGCCTTGCGAGCATGACCATCCGGGTGAACGTGCCGGACCATCGCCCGGCCCATGTCCACATCGTGCTGGCAGACCGCCGGGACGCGCTGGTGTACCTCGACACATTGGAAGTGGTGAGCCGCACGGTGCGCTTCGCCGAGATCACTGAGGCGCTGGCTTGGATCGCTGAGAACCGAGAGGCCGCCCGCAAGGTGTTTGAGGAGTGCAACCCATGATTCACGACCCGCAGCACACCATTGTCGAGACTAGCGTGACCGGGCCGAATGGCCTGCGGCTGCGCTTCGCTGATGGCGAGGTCTTCGAGGTTGACCTGGCCGCAGTCATTCGAACTCACCCAGCGCTCGCAGCGCTGTCCGACCCAGCCGTTTTCGCCGGTGCGCGAGTCGACGTACGGGGCGGCTACGTGGTGTGGGAGCCGGATGATCTGGAGATCGCCGCCGACAACCTGCGCAATATCGCGGTCGAGCAGGCAGGTGGCATCGGCCACGAACGTCTGCTCAACTGGATGGCGCAACACGGGCTGACCCAAGCGCGCGCGGCCGATGCCATCGGCATTTCGCGGCGCATGCTCAACTACTATCTCTCGGGCGCCAAACCGATCCCGAAGACGGTATGGCTGGCGTGCCTCGGTTGGGCTTCCAGCGCGGCGGCGTAGTGTTTCGATCGAGCGCGTCGGCGTACGAGATCGGACAATTCAGCCAAGCCGGCCCAGTTCCCTCTCAATCGCTGCCGACATCGCCGGCACCTGCCTCGCGATCACCGCATACACATCGAGCCGCTTCTTGATCGTCACCCGCGGCACCAGCACGGCGATTGGCACGTCGGCGCCGCGCTTGAGTCGCCCGCCGCCGGTCGCGCGGCGGTGTCGGCGCTTGTACGGCGCGAGTGTGCGGTCGTACTCGCGCTGGTTCTCGGCCATCAGCACCAGGTTTCCGCGGGCGTTGCGGATGAAGTAGGCGTTGCCGCCGCGCATCAGCGCGGTGACGTGCGCTTTGAAGGCTTTGCGGCCGACTCGCGCGTAGAGGGGAATCAGCAGCTTGCCCTGGATGGTGCCACCGGACTCGTGGATGCCGATCCACGGAATGCGCGCGCCGATGTGCAGCGCTGGCAACCGACGCGTGTCCCGATCAATGACTTTGGCCGTAAAGCTGCGCGGGAAGGAACGACGCACGACCTTGAGCTTGTTCGCGACGTGGCTTTGCACTTCGGCTTTGATCGCCGGAGCTTCGGCACGCATGGCGGTACCGACCGCCTTGCGCACCTTCTCGCGCAGTTCGCCGCCCCACTTGCGCAACTTGGCGCTCGCCGCGGCGCTGTCGAGCTTGATCTTGATGCGCATCGGTCAGCCCAAGTCGGCCTGCTTGCGTAGCGTGTCCTCAAGCCGTTCGATGGCTTTCGACTCGCCGCGAGTGCCCAGGAGCACGAGATTCAGCAGGCGCAACTCGCGCGTGGCCTCCGCCCGATCGATCGCCCGCATAAACCCGCGCAGCTGGCCGAGCGTCATCTGCAGGATCTCGTCGAACCCATGCCCGTGCGCGATCAGGCGCTGGGCGGCGTCGAACCAGCAGTCCCGCTGGCCGCCGCGAGGGTCCTGGCGCTGTCGAACAATGTCTCGATCCGCGGGATCACCCGACGGGCGAAAAAATCCGCGTTGACCTCGACCACTTTCGCAGCCAGCAGCAACGCATCGTCGGGCGCCAGTCCGTCCACCCAGGCGCGCGTCTTGCCGCTGCCGATGGCGACCGCATCGAGCAGTGCATCGCCGTGCTCGGCGAGCAGTTGCAGCCAGTCGATCGGATCGCGCTGCAGGTGACCGGCGAGGCCACCGACTGCCCGCAGCATGGCCGGCAGCTGGCCGACCTTGAGCGGGTAGAGGATGACCGTGTCGCTGGCGACCGACACCTTGGTGCCCTGCGGGATCAGTCGTTCAAGTTCATCGGTTGGCATGCTCATGGCTGGCCGCCAATTTGCACAATGCGACCAAATTGTCCAAGCACCGCGTCGAGCGGCTTGGTGTTGTCCGCCAGCAGCGAGCCTTCGAGTTCGAACTTGTTGTACTCGTCGGAGATCAGGTTCAGTTCCTTCAGCGGATCGAACGCCACCCGATAGAGCTCAACCAACACCTTGGCGTTACCCTGCGCGGTGTTCAGACCCTCCAGGCGCAAGAAGCGCTCCGGCAGCGGCTGGGTGAAGATGCCGATCTCGGTGGTGACGCCGAACCCGTAGCTGGCCTTCAGCGGTGCCGTGAACGGCACAGGCGTCGAGGCGCCATCGTCCAGCCGCAGCAGTTGGATCGCGCCGAAATCGAGGTCGGCGGTGTAGTCAGTGCCGAGCACCAGCGTCTTCGCCGGGGTTGCGCTGTCTTTCAGCACCAGGGTTGACACCTTGGGATGGGCCAGCAGGTAGCGATGACCGACGGCCAACGGCGCGCCGATCGATTCCGCCTGCACGGTGCCGCTCTGCGTGTCGATGTGGTTGCCGTAAAGCGCCAGCGACAGGTTCTCTTTGGTGAACTCTTCGATGGTCAGCATGATCGTTGCCGACTTCTGCTTGACCATGCGGTGATCGAGCGTGCGCTGGCCGGTCTGCGACTCGAAGTGTTCGAGGACATCGGTCTTCAGCGACAACTTGAGTTCGGCGACGTTGCCGGGTGAGCGCACTTCGATCGGGTTGCCGGCCGCGTCGCGGCGGCCAAGATAGACGCGGCCCTGGAATGAGGCATAAGTGGACATGAGGACTCCTGCCATCGGCGCGAAGCCGATGGACTGTTGGGGTTCAAGGTGGATGGCTCAGCCGAGCTGCGCGAGATCGCAGCTCAGCGTTCGGTAGGTGATGCGGTAGCGCTGCGGGATGGCCGCCGCGGTGGCGTCGGCGTCTTCGATGTCGAACTCGGCGTCGATCTCCCGAACCCCGAGCGCCAGGCCGGCCAGGTTCATATCCAGCATCACCGCCGCATGCGCAGCGGTGAGCAGCCCGTCGGCTTCCGTCTCGGCGACCAGCGGCGGGATTGCCCTGGCCAGCGCGGTGATGCGGACCGTGAGCTCGCGCGTCACCCGATCGTTGGCCCGCTCGGTGATCTGATCGGCTTCCGGAAACAGCACCAACGCCGGACAGTGCTCGCGCTCGATGGCCACCGTGGGTGACCGATGGACGCTGGCGTTATGTGCGGCGGCCACCACCCCGAGCACGCCCGCCAGGCGCTGCAGGATCTGCTCGCGGATTGAGTTCACAGCAGATCACAGGCGTGTCAGCTTGGTGCGCAGTTCAGCGCCGTCGCCAACGGCTCGGATCTCGCGCACCTGGTAGCGCTGGCCTTCCAGTTCCACGGTCTCGCCGGCCTTGAGGCCGAGGAAGATCGTGCACGGGTAGCTGATGGTGGTCTCCTTGCTGCGGCTCAAGTTCTCCAGAATCGAGTCATCGGGCGCGCGCAAGCCGACGTGATGGACCAGCGGCATGTCGGGCGGGTTGCGCAGCCATGTGCAGCGCTTGAGCAGCCCCGCGTTGGCGGCGGACGCATAGACGCGACCAACCAGATCGAGAGGTGGCGTTAGCTCGTTCATGCGGTCAGCTTCACCAGCACACCCGGCCGGTGACACATCGGCAGCGGGTTGCTCTGCGTGTGCAGATCGGTACCGCGCTCGAACTTGCGCGGCTCCTGCTTGGCGTAGAGCGGCTGGCCGAGCGTGTTCACCGTCTCGTTGAAGTCAGCCGGCGCTACGTAGGTCGCGAACGTATCGACCGTGCCCATCGGGAAGCAGTGCGCTTCGCCGGCGGCGATGAAGCGACGGGTACGACCCTCGACGTCCGTCGCCTGACCACGGTACTCCTCGAACGTCAGCCCGCCGAAGGTGAAGCCCGAGCGCAGGTCCTGCACCAGGCCGGCGCCTTGCTGCCAGTTCTCGAAGGCCTTCTGCACCCTGTCATGGCCAGTGAACGCATCGAAGAACTCGGGACTGCAGAGCACATGGGCGCCGGTCATGATCTCGCCGCGCAGGCTGTCCTCGATGTGGCGAAGCACATCCGCACACTTGGCCTTGATGTTGGTGGTCGGCGTGGTGAGCGCGAAGCTGATCACCTTGGGCGTGATGTCGAACTCGGCATAGAGGTCGTACAGCTCCGACCCATCGGAGTCCAGGATCACGCCCTTCAGGGCGCCCATGCGCAGATGCTCCAGCGTGATCGCGTGCTTGCTGCGCATGGTCTCCAGATGCTGCGCGATCACGTTGGCGACGGTCTCCAGTTCGGTCTCCGACCCGAATCCGCGGATGCCGTTGACCTCCTCGGGCAGCACCACGTCATCGTGCGGAATGTGCGGCACCACGAACGAGCGCATCTTGCGCTTGCCGCGCACGCCCACGGTGCCCGGGGAGCCGGGTGGCAGCGTTGGCAACAGCGCCAGGACACCATTGCGCTCCTCCACCAGCACCTGGCGAAAGCGCACTGACTTCTCCGGCATCAGGCGCAGGGCTTCCAGCTTGCCGTAGCGATTCGGGATCTGATTGATGGCCGCCGTCAGGTTGGCCATCGAGAACGCGGGGTTGTGAAAAGGGTTCTGCATCTCAGACTCCAGTGCGGACCAGTACGCCGAGCGCGCGCAATTGCGCGACCGCGGTGGCCTTCTGTTCGGGGGTAATGGCGGCGGGCCACTGCAGCGCGCGGTCGGACACGATCGCGTGGCGACAGACCATCAGCGCATCGCGCTCGGCCAGGGTGGCGTCGGCATCGACGATAAGCACCCCGACCGCTACCTTGGTGCTGTCGCTGGCGGCGGGCGCCAGGGCCTTGAGGGTCCCGGTCGCGGTGAACGCGACCACGGCGCCGAGGCGCAGGTTGGATCCGGCGGCCACAGTGACTGTGTCACGCGAGTACAGCTGCGGCGCTTCGAACTTGAGCAGGTCACCCAGGTTCTGACTTTCGAGAATGGCGGGCATGGGTCAGCCTTTGCGCAGTTTGGCGACTGCAGCGAGTACGGGGTTGTGGGTGGGCGAGGCGGCAGCGGCCGCGGGATCCGAAGGCGTGGCGCTCGTCCGATGACCGATCGGCGGCAACAGCGAGCCGATCTCGGGGCCTGCGGCCAGTTCGGCCAGCAGCGTTCGACGCACCTGATCGACTCCGGCGTTGGCGTCGAGGAAGCCCAGCGCACGGTCAGCGCGACCGGCGAGCACGCACATCTCGACGATCAGACGGGCGTCGGCGAAGCTGCGGCTGACCGGGGCGGTCTGGGCCGCGGTTGTCGGTGTGGCAGGCGCGGAGGGAGTAGCCGGCGCCACCTCGACCTTCTCGTTGTCCTCGTCGGGAACGTCGATGGGCTCAGACACTTCGGGCGCGGAGGCGGGTTGAGTGGGCTTGTTCGGGAAGGGAATGTCGGTGGGTACGGTCGACATGGTGATGTCCTTGATCGTGGGGGTGGGGGTCAGCAGTGCGGCGTGGTGCCCAAGTCGGTTGACTGGGCGCGAAAGGAACTGGGCGAACTCGGCCAGCGTGTCGTCGAAGCCGCCGACCGCGTCGGCCAAGCCGGCGTGCACCGCGTCGTCGGCGAAGTACAAGCCGGCCTCAGTCGCGCGGATGGCATCGCTGTCGAGCCCGCGCATCTGTGCAACGTGGTCGACGAACAGGTCGTAGAGGCGATCCACCTCGCGCTGCAATCGAGTCAGCGCTTCAGGTGCCAGCACCGCGTGGGGTGAGAGATCGGCCTTGTGTGCGCCGGCGAGAACCGGCGTGTAGCGATAACCCTGTTGCACATCGCGGGCGGACTGATCGATGTGCATGGCGATGACGCCGATCGAGCCAACACCGGCGGTGCGCGTCACCACGACCCGATTGGCGGCGGCTGCAATCGCGTAGGCCGCCGATAGCGCGGAGTCGACGGCCACCGCCCAGACCGGCTTGTGCTGCGCCAACGCGCGCACGTGCTCGGCCAGTTCGAATACGCCGCCGGCTTCGCCACCGGGCGAGTCGATCTCGAGCAGCACGCCACGGACGGCCGTATCCACGGATGCGGCCTGAAGTCGCGCCGCCAGTTCGGAGTAACTGGTCAGGCCGGATGCCGCTTCCAGTCCATTGGTGCGCCGGACCAGCGTGCCGAATACCGGGATCACGGCGATCGACGATTGCGTGCGCACACTCGGAGCGATGACCGGCTCGAATGCTGCGACACTGACCTGCGGTGCGCCGATGCGCTCGCCGAGCACGGCCAGCAGGACATCGAGTTTGGCGCGCGCAAGCAGCAGTGGCGTGCCGATCAATCGGCCCGCCAGATGAGGAAGGAACATGGTTCAGGCGCCTGGGATAGATGTGGCGTCGGACAAACGCTCGGGGTCGCGGCGCGGATCGGTGTCGAGCACCAAGCCGAGTTGATCCGCGCGCTGGTTGTCGGCAGCGATCTCGCGATCGATGTCTTCGGCGTCGTAGCCGAAGGCGCTGATCGCTTCCGAGCGGCTGAGCAGCCCGCCACGAATTGCGGTCTTCACCGCATTGAACTCCTTCTGCGGATCCACCCACTGCCAACCTTGCGGGATCCACTTGACCGCCTGCACCTCGCGCTGGCGGCGCGTGTAGTCAGCGATCGGCAATGAGCCTTCCAGTACGACCTGGGTCATCCACGCCTTCCAGATCGGGCGGCACAACTGGTGCACGATGACCCCGTGCTGGATCGCCTCGACCCGGCGCCGAAACTCCAGCAATCCAGCCCGAATCGAGCTGTAGTTCACCTGGGTCAGATCCCCGGTGAGTTGCTCGTAGGTCACGCCCATCGCCGCCGCGACTGCGCGAAACTGCATGCGCAGGAACTCGGCGTAGCTGGCGCCTACATCGGCAGGCTGGCTGAACTTGATGTCCTCGCCGGCCTCCAGGATCTGCATCGTCCCCGGTTCCAGGCCCGCGAGCGCGATGCCGTGGTCATCCGGCAGGCCTTCGCCCATCAACTGGTCTTCCGGCTGCACGCGCGTGATGAACCCGGCGAACATCGCCGCGGTCTTCTTGCGCACCAGTTCGGCGTCATCGTACTGGTCCAACTCATTGAGCTTGACCAAGGCGCGGGCCAGCCAAGGCTCGCCGCGGATCTGCCCCGGACGCAGCGGACGAAACAGATGCACGATCTCGTGCGCAGGTACGCGCACGGTCTCCGAGCCGCTGCTGGACGACATCGGCGCCAGCGCACCGTCTTCCGGATGCTGGCGGTAGAGGTGATAAGCCACGCGGCGCCCTAGCGCATCGAACTCGATGCCCGCACGAATGGTGTTGCCGGTCGCGGTGCTCGTGTTCAAAGTCACCGGCAGGTGTTCGGGTTCGAGAAGTTGCAGTTGCAGGCCTACGACCAGACCGTCTTCCGGGCGCCGCGGACGCAGGCGAATCAGACACTCGCCGCCTTCGAGCATGGCCCGGCACGCGAGGGCCTGCAGCCCGTAGAAGTCGGTCAACCCTGCTGCGTCGGCGTCGGCAACCCAGTCCGACCACAAGCGATGGATGGTCTCGCGCAGCGTCTGATCGGCCACCATCGACTGCGGCTTGATGCCGGTGCCGATCGCGTTGGACACATAGGACTCCAGCGCGGCGTTGGCCCAGGCATTGCGCCGTGCGATGTCACGACTCTTGGCGCGCAACTCGGTCTGCGTCGCCAGCATGGCGGCCACGGCGCCCGGGTTTCCGGGCGACCAGGCCAGCGAGCGTCGACCGCGGCCAGCCGCGTCATGCACGGGAAGTCCGAGCCACTTGCGGGTGTTGTGCGCGACGCTGGCCAACCAGCCGCGAAACGGGCGCGCCATCACAGACCCTTGTTGGTCGTCACGCGGATCTGCCGCGGCGCGCCCGGCCACAGCCCGGTGTCGCGCGCCTGCTCAAAGAGTCCACGCTTGACCTCGCGGATCGCCGCCTTCAGCTCCTCAACGGAGCGGTACTCGACCATCTTGTCCTCGAAACGCACGCGACTCTCGCCGCGCGCCAAGGCCTGCTCGAGTGCGGCGAGGTGGGCTTCGGTGTAGGCCATCAGGCGTACACCACGATATTCACTTCCGCCGAATCCACCGGCGTGCCGCTGGTGGTGACGACCGACAGTTCCAGCGATTGCGCCGTCTTGGCGTCCCCGCGAACTCGTGCGATGGCCAGCTTGATCGACGTCTGCTGCCCGCCATTACGCGCGAATGCCTGCCAGCAGTAATCCGCGTTGGGCATTGCCGCTTGGAAATGCAGGCGATAGCGACCGACGCCCTGGCGTTCGACCCGAGCGATGTTGAAGCCGGACCGAAGCACAGCGACCTGCGCTTGCGTGGCAAAGCAGGCCCAGGCCTTGGCCACGCCGGGATGTCCCGGCGTGACCACGGTCTCACCCGGGGGAAGGCGCCCTTCGAGAGCGCCGATCCGCTGGCGAGCAGCCTTGAGCTCGAGCGCAATCCGCGTGGCCAGACTCGCGATGTTGCGAACGAGGCTCATCGGCTCAGGCCGCCAGCGCGTCGCGGAACACGACCACGAAGTCGACCTCGGTGTCGCCGACCGCCTCAGCGGAAACCGCGCCGATGTTCTGGCGGGCCTGCGCTTGGGAGTCGACGGTCAGGTCCTGCGGCTCGTCATGGCGCACGCGCGACTCCAGCGCACGAGTCAGCGCAGCGATGCTCGAGGCGTCGCCGGCCAGCGCATCCTGGAGTTCCTTCAGCGTGTCAAACGCGCCGTCCGCACCGCCCAGGATGTCCGCCTTGAGTTGGTCGAGGCGGCGGACGATGCCGGACGCGGAGAACGTGGTGCTGACGGCGTTCGGGTTCTCGTCGTCGATGATGTTGAGACCCGGCGTGACATCGATCAGCGCGCGGACTTCGTTGATCGCGGCGACCAGGTTCGACTGATCGCGGGTGGTGAGTTCGGTGGGATTGCCGAGATCGCGGCGGATGGCCTTGAACTCGGCGGCGAGTCGGAGAATCAGGGATTCGATGCGGGAGACGAGCGACATGGGTGTTTGCTTTCCTGTGATGGGGATTTGACGGTCTGGCTAACTTCCGCCCAGCCAGCGACTGCGAATCAGGCGTCGGCCCGTTCGCTTCGTGGAAGCGGCGGCCCGGTCGGCCAGATCGGCGACCGGGAGTTCGGTGGATGACGATTCAGGGGCGCGATCCGGGACGCCCAGCTGGCGCTTCAGTTCGATCCAGTGGCGTTCTTCAAAGCGATCCAGGCCCGCCGCAGCGGCGGCGGCTCGCGCGTAGACCAGGCAGTCCAGCGCCTCGTTGCGTTCGCGCAGCTTCTGCCACTCCCGCACGGGAAAGCCGTTGCGGTTGCGCCGGGTCACCAACTGCTCGGCGCAGAGTTGCTGCACGAACTCAGCGTCGATCTTCGGCAGGTGGATGTAGCCGGCTGGATAGGCCACGTCGCCCTGCGCATCGGTCTCGACGGTCTTCTTCAGACACGTCGTGATCTCGAGCTTGGCGATGCCGGTGGCCACCGCGTACACCTTGATGCCGCGCTTGAGCGTCTTGCCGCCGATGCTGATATCGACCGCGGTGGGCGTGCCGATCAGGGCGGCGCCGCGCCCCACGCCCTTGACCGCCATCAGCCGCGGATCCTTGCGGGCGCGGACGAAGGCGTAGACCTGCTGGGTGGCGAATCCGGAGTCGATCGCGAAGCGCGCCAGCGGAATCTGCGCGCCGCTCTCGTGGGTCCAGCGCTCGTCGATCAATTCGGCGAGTTGCTTCCACACCGCATCGTGATGGGTCTCGCCCATCATCACGCGGTGCTCGATCAGCCAGCATTCCTTGCCAGGTCCGTAGGCCCAGATCGAGACTTCGATGCGGTCTTTCTGAATGTCCGCCGCGCCGACCAGCAGCAATCCGCCCGTCGGGATGCGGCCGATCGGGTAGTCCTCCCGCCGCTCCAGCAAGCGCTGCCAATCGGGTGCATCGCCGTCCTCGACCCAGGTCTCGCCGAGTTCGGTGTTCTTGAAGGTCTTCAGCGCATTGGCAGAACCTTGCGCGGCTTCCCAGGCGGCTGCAATCTGCGCCCAACTACGCCAACCGAGCGGCGAGTACAGCGACGACAGATG